AAGTACCTTGTGAACTTTTTTTAATTTTTTTCTACGTAAACATTAGTTCCGTATTTATTGGCCATAATTTCAGCAAACTGAAGATTAGGGGTAAATACTTTCTGACCTTTGTCATTAATGTAAGCGTAAATTTCGTTTAACATTATTTGATCTTCACTCATTTTTTCAATTTTTTAAATTATCATCAGGACGTTTCCTAATTGTTTTACAAATCTAAAACATTTATTTTAAAGTGTCAATTGTTTTATAAAAAAAATATGAATTTTGTCAGAGGTAAATATAAATATACCCTAATTTACAAAAAGACCTAAAATTAGTTTATTTTTAATAATTCTAATGCTAATTTTTTATATTTACCCTCTACAGGTATTTCAAAAACAATATTTCCTGGAAATTTATAGTCTTTTTCAGGTAACATTAACTTCATGTGACCGGTATCATCAATTCCTACTAATGGGTAATAAACATTTTTCATCGTAATAGTATTACTTTCTATCAAAGTACATTTTTCAGGATGATCCCACTGTCCCCTGTTATCAAACACGCAGTTTAGTTTTCTGAAAATAAAATCCCACTCATTTTCTGAGAGTATATGTTTTTTAGTAATATGTTTTTTTAGTAATGTCAGAACATCTTTTTTATCAAAATTCTCATTTATTGTTTCGTTATCTGAGATCATTTTTTGATTCAAAATATCAACAAACCTATCTTTCATCTCTTTTACTAAATCTAAATAACCTCTTCCTTGTTTTTGATTCATTAATGCTTCTGTATCAATCCCCTCTCTTTTCATTCCACTAATTGCTGCTTGTATTTGTTTTTCAGATAACTTTCTAAATCTTAGAAGTTTTTGTTTAATATCTTTAATAAAATTATTATTCCCTTCATAAAAAGCAATAGGTATTGCTTCTTTTGGTAAATCTTTAGTATATGGTTTGTCATAACCACTATACATAAAATTAATTCCTGATATATTTGTAATACATTTATGACCTCCTGAGTTTGCAACTAAAAAATCGTATCCATTTATTGATTGTGTGTTAGGATCATATGAAGGCATCGTTCCATAAAGTGCCATCATATCTTTTGATGTGAATCCTACAGATTCTTTTGTAGCCTCTTTTTCTGCAATTCTTTTTATTGTTCTAAATGTTAATATTTGTTTTTCTAACTCCGGTTTGAAGTCTAATAAAACTTGATCTTTTATTTCTCCTAAATTTATACCTTTAAGTGCTCTACTTTCTTTGAATGGGTTACAAGAGGCTTGAACACTACCGAAAGGCATACCTGTAACTAAGAAGTCAGCGTCGGGATTATTTCTAAAAGGAGTATATCTATCATATGCTCCCGGTTTTGTTGTCGAACCAAAACCATATTGTGATAAGATATTTCCGGTAATTTCAACACCAGAATCTTTTCTACTTTGAACATATTCTTCGGTGTTTTTTGTTAATTGTTCAGGGCTGGCATAACCTTTTTCAACCGCCACTTTTTTTATAAAATTTAGAATACTTAAAAGGGATGGTTTTGCGTTTAAAACAATATCTTCCAAAAAGTTTGGTTTATTTTTATAAGCTAAAAGTAGTTTATTAACAACAAGACCCATTAACATTTTATTTCTTTTTAATGTTTCGTTTTTGTCATATTTAAAAAGATAATTCATAACCATTTCAGGTGTTATGCTGTTAGCAACAAAATTTGCCGAATCAACTGTTGATATTAATAGTATATCCTCGGCTGTGAAAATCTCTTTTGGTGATAATATTTGTGATATTGTCTCTACATTCGACCTTGAATGCCTGAAACTTGTTGCCGTTTCTTTTTCGACTCCAGCTTGACTATCGTGATGATCGGTATGGATAACAAACATCGGTTTTCCGTGAGCAAAATCAACCAATACTGGCATCACGTCTCCTTCTCCTTCAGGTTTTTTAATTGCAAACTCTTTAGCTCCGTATTGTATAACTTCGGCGTCCACAACTTCAATACCATTTTGTTCAAGATAGTTTTTCATTGCAAGTGCGGTGGTAACACCATCCAAATCTTGATGAAAATAAATTTTAGCCTTTTTGTATCTTTTTGCAATATTATTAATGTCTCTAATACCTGATTCTTTAATTAGTCTTTTCATACTAAATAAATATGAAACAAAACAAAAAAACCAACATTACAGTTGGTCTTCTTTTATTTCTTCTAAGTTCTTGAAGTATTCTACTCTTGTTCTTGCTACTTCCGTATAATTTGGTGATAGTTCTATTCCTAACCACCTTCGTCCTTGAACTTCCGCAGCAACTAAACTGGTTCCACTACCGGTAAAAGGATCTAAAACTATGTCGTTTTTATAGGACAATATTTTAATTGCTTTGGTTGGTATGTCCATGGAGAAAGTTGCCTTGGTGAGTGATTTAGTGTCTGCAAAATATTTCCATTGTGCGAATACTAAATCCATAAACTCTTTTTTATCTTGCTCTTCGTAAACAACTTTCTTCTTTATGGTACCATCTTCTTGTTCTATCTCTGTTGGTGTTCCTTTCCATTGTGGTTCACCTTTTACCTTTTTTATATGTTGTTTTTTATAGGCTAAAATAATACACTCCTTTGGGTTGTAGATATACGGTGAGGATGGTGACATCCAAGATCCCCAAGCGGTTGTTTTAAGTCTGTGTGGCGCATCTTCTTCTAAGTCAACTAAACCAAAAAATCCATAACCAATTTCTTTCATTAACTGATACATCTCAGAAACAAATAAAATTCTTCCACCCTTTTTTTGTCTGTTAACCTCATATGGAATGTTCAAAGCAATACGACCATCATCTTTTAAAACTCTATACGTTTCTGTAAGCCAGTTTCTAGCAAACACAAGGTAGTCCTCAAATTCAACATCATCTTCATGTACATCATATGCAATACCAACACCGTATGGTGGACTGGTCACTACAAGGTCAATACACCCTTCAGGTAATGTCTTCATCACTTCAATACAATCACCATTTATAATCTTTCCTGTTTCTATCATTTCTTTTCTAATGTATTAATATGATGTTGTAAATACCACAACGCCTTTTTTAGGTCCTCCAACTCTTTTTCTTTATTTTTCTTACCTGCTCTTGAAATATACTTTACAGTATTTCCTAAACTAAACCCAAGATCCCAAGCATCAATCACTTTAATCGCTTCGTATGGATTTGATTCTCCACCATAATGATCAGGGTGATTTACTTGTTCTTTACTCATAAATTCCAAGTTGTATCAAATATTTTCTAACTTCTTTACCTAACTCCATGTCGTTAGGGTATTTTTTTACTAGTTCAATTATTACTTTTGAATCAACGTTGATTTCTTTTTTTTGAACTACAGGGTGTTTGTATCCAAACTCTTTTTCCTGTCTTAACTCGTTTAATGATCTTTGTTTTACTACCATGACTTTTTTATTTGAAAAATAAGAAACTATATCTTATTTGTCAAATTTTTGTGTTTGATAATTTTTGATTGGATCATGTAGTTCATTATCTTTCTTTTTGCAATAGGAAGTAATGTCTCTTTGAGTGGGTAATTATTATTATGGTTAACATTAAATACAATCAATTTACTATGTACATCAGGATCTTGAAGATTTTTAATAAGTGGTTTTTTTATCTGTTGTAATTTTTCATCAAAATCTCCTTTTGGGCATTCACATATTCTTTTTATGTGACACTTAGTTTCTAAACTACCTCTTTTAATTGGTTTTATAATAAACTCATATAGGTAAGTTTTATCTTTATAATCTAAAAAGAAAAGACCTTGTTTTGGTTCAATATTTTTTGGGTTCTGTACAGGATCTATCGATACAGTATCATTAACGATATCCCAAATAGCTTTAGCATGATTAAAGTAATCGGTAAGTTTTGTTGATGAATATTTACAAACATGATACACTTCAAGTATTTCTTCTTTTGTTAAAAGTGGGCAATCAACCGGTATTAAGTCTGACATTAGTATTTCGTCATCCGGATCTTTTAAGGCTCTATTCATTGTTAAATACTGCCCCTTTTGTATTAAAAGGTTAATACTTGCAAGATGTAATGATATTTCTTGAAACTGTGGATATAACTTAAAATTATTTAAGTTTTTATCTAATTTTTGAAGATAATTTAAAAG